AAGGCTTGAGTGATACACAAAAGAAGATTGAAGATACTATACTCAAACTTGAACAACGATTGAAGTTTGCTAAAACACCTGAACAATGGGATAACATAAAAAATCGCATTGAACGATTACAAGCAGGTTTGAACCGTAGTAAGACAGGTATGGCGGAAGGCTCTTATGATAATGATCCTGGTGTCAAACATACCCGAGGATCATTGGTAGCCAAATTGGAAGCATTGCCAAAAGGCAGTGACGATTTTGAATGGAATAGACAACGAGCAATTCAGCATTTGAAGCAGGGCAATATGATACGAGCAAAGTATTATATGATGCTTATGAAGCGTGGCGAGCAAGGTGTGGCGGAAGGCGGATATGCACACGGTTTTGCAGATCCCAACTCCCCAAGTCTAAATCGTCGCAGCAGAGAAGATGACGAAGGTAATCCAGAACATGACGACCGTATGCGTCGACTAACTGGCATGATCTTCTACAATGTCAATGATCCTGCTCGAGCAAGAGAACTTGGTTTAAAACAAACACGCACTGGTAAGTGGTTTATACCTACTGGTAATAGACTAGCACAAAAGATTGCCGACCAAGAATTTGGTGCTGGTAAAATATGGTATCCTAAGAATGAAAGCGTAGACGAAAGCGACATCAGTGGTTTACTATCTGCTGCTAGTTTGAATCGTGTATTCTTAATCACAGCTAAACTAGCTGAAGGTGGAACTAAAACTTATCGTGTTAAAGCACAAAGCGAAGCAGTTGCTATCGAAAAATTCAAACGTCATGCTGCAATGGCTGAAATTGTACACGTTAAAGAAGTTCCAATGGAGCACATTGTCAAGGTCAAAGGCGGTTACGAGCTTAAGAGCAAGCACGGTAACAAGAACCTAGGCAAATACCCAACTCGTGCTGGCGCAGAAAAACGTGAACGCCAAGTTCAATACTTCAAACACATGGGCGAAGATGTTATGAGCGACGGAGTCGGACAATGGCATTCCGAACAAGGTGGCCCAACCAAAGGTAACGATAACCAATGGAGTGCAGGCAACGACCAATGGAGTGGTGAGAATACTGAATGGCACGAAAGTGAAGACCAAGATGGTGTTATGCTTGGTGAACTTAGCAGCGAATTGTTGGGCCAATATAAAAAGGCCGCAGGAATTTCTGCACGTGACCTAGACAAAGCTGGTAAGTACTCACAAGCAGACAAGCGTTTCAAAGGTATCAATCGTGCTACAATGAAACAGTTTGACAATGATTTGAAAAAACACAAGAACGAAGATGTAGTAACACAAGGCCCAGACAGCACTAGCCCAGTTGGTGGGGAGGCATACATGGAGTCTTATATTCGTTCAATGAAACGTGCAGGATACGATCTATGAATTTAGCAGAAGCAGCAAAGGTAGCATTTGCAAGCGAGTTTAGCTTTTACCTAAAAGCACACAACTTCCATTGGAACGTCGAAGGACCGGCGTTCTTCCAGTATCACGAATTGTTTGGTAAAATCTATGACGAAGTCTACAGTAGCATCGATGACTTTGCAGAAAAGATTCGTGCCATTGGCAGTTACATGCCCGGCAGCTACACACGTCTAAGTTACTTAACTGAAATCGACGATGAAGTAGAAGTACTTGAAGTTGATGCTATGTTAAACGAACTACACAGCGACAATGATAAAATGTTGATCGTGCTTAAAATGGCCTATGACCTAGCTGAACAAGCAGGCGAACACGGCTTCTCAAACTTCTTAGCAGAACGTATGGATGCACATCGTAAACACGGTTGGATGTTACGTGCGAGTTTAAAATGAGAGACCTACTGTCAATTATCGAATCTGCGAACTCAACTAAATTGCAAACGGCAAAGTTACCCTATGCCAAGTATGCATTAAGTCCAGTAATGAGCGAAGATACCATTGAGTATCACTACGATAAATTGGCCAAGGGCTACGCAGAACGTTACAACTCAGGTGAAGGTGACGCAGACTTTAACTATGCCGGATGGTTCTTACATGATCTATTCTTCCCACAATTAAAGTCTCCCAAAGGCAGCAACAAGCCCACAGGTCGTGCGCTAGAACTAATTGAAAAGAAATACAAATCGTTTGATCAGTTCCAAGAAGCTGTAGAAACCGAAGCCATGAAAATACAAGGCTCGGGCTGGATCTACATGAGTACATCAGGCGATATCAAAACAATTAAAAATCACGATGTCAAAAAGGACATTGCACTATTAATTGATTGGTGGGAACATGCCTGGGCACTAGACTATCAATTTGACAAAAAGAAATATCTAAAGAACTTTTGGCGCATCATCAATTGGGATGTGGTCAATACTAGACTATAAGAACACCTACCTTAGGACCGTACTTAGTTACGAAGGTGTCGGCGGCTGCTGCCGGATTCCAGATAAACGCCATTCTCTGGACAAAGTGAGCATTTACATTTCCTGCTAAATCAATTACAATTAGTCAATGAATACAACTTGGGCATTAACAACTCCTGCTAAAAAACCTATCTTGGTTGATTCTAACTTCCGGCAGCTCAAATTAATACAGCTAATGGTCGCCAAATGTTATATGGTGGACCTTATTATTTTACCAGACAGCGATGTTAAGATTGGTTCTAATGAAAAGGCCTTGCATGACAAGCTGTCTTATATCAAAATGGTTTTAGATACCGAGGATCAAGCCATTGCTGAAATGCACGTGATCCGTGCCAACGAACTCTATCAAGAACAATTACGAACCGTGGGCGAATTCTATTCATTAGTGTTGCCCAATGATACTGGTGTAGCAGAAAGCATCAAAGTAGAACTAAACGAAGTTAATAGATACAAATCTAGTGTAGATGTGCATAGATCTTTTATTTTCCAAAATCTATATCGCATTGACTTTACCCAAGATTTAGCTACTATTAAGAAGACCTTTAGGGCTAGTCTCAAAGTAGGCACTCCGTCTGATGATTACTACGTGTACGAAGATCTACAACTTCCAATGATAACAAAACTAGATTCGGAGTTGCTGTGAACTACGAAGATATTTTAGCCAACAGTAGATTGGTAAATGTGCGACATGTGCCTATACAAAATAGATTTGGCAGGTACTGGAATTCTGTACGTTACTCTGTAGTTGCAGTAACCGATATCAAAGCCCGAGAAGGTAAATTTACCAATCCTTGGAATAGCCCAGTAGACCCATTATTCAAGTTGCCCGAGCTAAGATTCATTCCCGACAAGCTCAGTGACATCATGGATGAACGTGCAATCGAATTAAACAATATTGCCAAATCCACCAACAGAAAAATAATGATAATGTGGAGTGGCGGTATTGATAGTACTGCTGTGCTCGTATCATTCCTTAAGAATCTATCCCCGCAGGATCTAGAAAATATAACTGTGGTTATGAGTGCAGAATCCGTAGCAGAGAATCCAAACTTCTACGAAAAGTACATTTCAAACAAAATCAAATGTTTGCCCTATCTCAAGTATGTAATTGACAGCAAAGCACTAGACGAAAACATTATGCTAAACGGCGATCCTGCTGATGCATTGTTTGGTCCCAGTGTTTCTATGTACAAGTCTTTCATGCACGATGGCGGGCACCTAAAGCCTTTTAGATTCAACACCAAACTTATCAGTGAGCCAATTGAACAGTATGGCGCACCTTTTAACAAGCAGTTCAACACACAAGGTATTGGTACGTGGTATGTGCAAAAGATTGCTAAGAATATCCTGCACGTTAATCCGCCTGGAGTTGAATCTGTTGCCGATTGGTGGTGGTGGCATTACATTAACTTCAAGTGGGAGTTCAGTATTTGGCGTGCGCTGATTAGACGTAAACTAGATACCAAGCCGTTGACCAGAGAGCAAATTGAATTCTACGTTAAGAATACTTTTTATGCGACTGAACGTTTCCAACTGTGGAGCTACAGTAATCTAAAGAATCATATCATTAATAATGATATTGGTACGCACAAAAAAGAAATTAAACAATACATCTACGACTTTGATGGTAATGAAGTTTACCGCAACAACAAGGTTAAGATCATGTCTGTGCCAATTTATGATCACAGCCTGTTGTATCAAATTAGAAAACCATTTTTAATCGGTGACGACTGGACTGGCTACTATGATAATGAACATCCAGAACTAGTTGAGCTATGTCGTCAACGTTTAGAAGATTACAGAGGTTGATTTCTTCAACACAATTTCATACAATAGACTTTTAGGAGAAAACATGTCTACTGATTATAACCGCAGCTTTAACGGCGATGCCAAAATTAAACTTACACAACTTATCAATGAAGGTATGCGTGTATTGCAAGAAGTCGAAGATTTGAACGCAGGCTTAAATGAAACAATCAAAGCCATTGCTGAAGAATTGGAAATCAAACCCGGCACATTGAAAAAGGCTGTTAAGATTGCACACAAGGCTAAATTGGGCGAAACCAATCGTGACCACGACGAGCTTAACACCATCTTGGAAACTGTTGGCAAAACACTTTAATGAATGACCATTTATTAGACATATGGGATTGGATACGTGAGGATTTCAAAAGCAATAGAATACGTTTTTGTCTTGAGAGCGCTGCTTGGATTCTTAGTGTTGGTTGCGCTCTCACTATGGCCCTCACCGTGCCTAATCCTCCACTCAAGTACCTGTATATCCCATGGGTTACCAGTACTGCTGTATACGCTGGGTGTGCTTACAGTAGGGGTTCCTTTGGTATGCTGGCTAATTATCTCTTGCTTTTCCTCATCGATTTCACAGCACTGATTCGTTGGTGGATATAAATACTTTTGTCTCGCCGGACATTAAGCGGCATGTAGAGTCAGTATAGGCTTTAAACTATACAAGGAGAATTATGAGTTACGTCGACGCTCTCTATGACAGAGCAAAAGATCGCATTCACGTCGTTGAACGTATCAATGGAAATCGAGTTTACAGAGATTATCCAGCCGATTACATTTTTTATTACAACGACCCCCGCGGCAAGTTTCGTACCATTTACGACACACCAGTAAGCCGCTTTAGCACCCGCAACAACAAAGAGTATCAAAAAGAACTTCGCATAAACAGCGACAAGCGTTTGTGGGAAAGTGATATCAATCCAATCTTTCGTTGCTTAGAAGCCAACTACCTGGGTGCAAACAGTCCCAAACTACAAACAGCATTTTTCGACATTGAGGTCGACTTTGATCCGGTACGTGGTTATAGTCGACCCGAAGATCCGTTTAATGCAATCACAGCTATTTCTGTTTACATGGACTGGCTGGATAAAATGGTCACATTGGTTATTCCACCTAAGACCTATTCGTGGGAGACTGCACAAGAAATCTGTGATCAATATGAAAACTGTTTCTTGTTTGAACGTGAAGAAGACATGCTCAACACGTTCTTGGATATCATTGATGACGCAGACATCTTAACAGGCTGGAACAGTGAGGGTTTCGATATTCCCTATACCGTAATGCGTATCATGAAGGTGTTGAGTCGCGACGACACGCGCCGTTTTTGTTTGTGGAATCAACCACCCAAGCAACGTGAGTTCGAACGTTTCGGTGCAAAGAATATTACCTTTGATTTGATTGGTCGTGTTCATATGGACTATATGCAGTTGTATCGCAAGTACACATATGAAGAACGCCACAGTTATAGTTTGGACGCCATTGGCGAATACGAACTAGATGAACGCAAAGTTGCATATGAAGGTACATTGGATCAACTGTACAACAAAGACTTTCCTAAGTTCATTGACTATAACAGACAGGATACCATGCTGATCGCTAAGTTAGACAAGAAGTTACGCTTCTTGGATCTGGCTAACGAATTGGCGCACGATAACACCGTGCTATTAGCAACCACAATGGGTGCGGTTGCTGTAACTGAGCAGGCTATCATTAATGAAGCACATGCTCGTGGTATGATTGTACCTAATAGGAAAAACAGAGATGATCAAGGTGACACACAAGCGGCAGGTGCCTATGTTGCTTTCCCCAAAAAAGGAATGCACGAATACATCGGAGCAATCGACATCAACTCGCTCTACCCCTCGGCTATTCGTGCCCTTAACATGGGCCCAGAAACGATCGTTGGGCAATTCCGGACCACAATGACTGACCAGTACATCGCAGACAAAATGGCCGCAGGGTCTAGTTTTGCAGATGCCTGGGAAAACATGTTTGGTACATTAGAGTATCAAGCAGTCATGGAAGGACAACTTGGTACAGAGATTACAATTGATTGGGAAGATGGCAACAGCACAACTCACACAGCCGCAGAAGCGTGGAGTTTGATTTTTGAAGGTAATCAACCTTGGACTGTTAGTGCCAATGGCACAATTTTTAAGTATGACATGAAGGGTATTATTCCCGGACTGCTAGAAAGATGGTATGCAGAACGAAAAGAAATGCAAGCTAAAAAGAAGGCCGCAGAAACTGCTGAAGACAAAGCGTTCTGGGACAAAAGGCAACTCGTCAAGAAAATTAACCTCAATAGTTTATACGGCGCCATCCTCAATCCAGGGTGCAGGTTCTTTGACAAGCGCATTGGGCAGAGCACAACGCTTACTGGGCGCATTATCGCCAAGCATATGGACTCCTTCGTCAATGAAGCGATTACAGGCAAGTATGATCACGTTGGTGAAAGCGTTATCTACGGCGACACAGACTCGGTATACTTTAGTGCGTGGCCGACGATCAAAGCGGAGGTAAAAGCTGGACGCATGGAATGGAACAAAGACATTTGTCTCCAGGTCTATGATAACATTGCCGAACAGGTTAACGAATCGTTCCCAGGCTTTATGGAACGTGCTTGTCACTGCCCACGTGAAATGGGTGCTATCATTAAAGGCGGTCGTGAGCTGGTTGCAGAGAAGGGCTTGTTCATCAAGAAGAAGCGTTATGCTGTGTTGATTTATGATCTAGAAAACAATAGACTAGACGTAGATGGCAAGCCGGGTAAAGTAAAAGCCATGGGCTTGGACTTGAAGCGTAGTGATACTCCTAAGTTTGTACAAGACTTCTTGAGTGAAATCCTATTAGATGTACTAACTGGTAGCCAACGTGAAGCTATTATTGAAAAGGTTCGTGAATTTAAATATCGCTTCCAAGAACTGCCTGCATGGGAAAAAGGTACGCCCAAGCGTGTTAACAACTTGACCAAGTATACTGCCGATGAAGTTAATAGCAAGACAGGTCGTGCTAACATGCCAGGACACGTTCGTGCTGCTATGAACTGGAACAATCTACGCAAGATGCATGGTGATAACTATTCGACAACTATCGTTGATGGTATGAAAACCATTGTGTGTAAACTAAAAGATAATCCATTGGGTTACACCAGTGTAGGTTATCCTACAGACGTTGCACATATTCCTACTTGGTTTAAAGAACTGCCATTTGATCAAGACTTGATGGAAACCACTATTGTGGACCAAAAGGTAGAAAACTTGTTAGGCGTATTGGATTGGGGCATTGCCGACAGTACAGATATTCGTTCAACATTTGACAGCTTGTTTACATTTGATTAAAATATACTATGAAATTAAGCGAACTAGTTGATCTTCGAGAAAGACTTAAACAAGCCTACTACCTAAATCCTGTTTATGACAGTTTAGATAATCTACGATTGAACCTGGGACTTGTAAATCAAAATGCTGGCTCGGACTATAGCCCGCAGATCGATGAAGTAATCCAGGCCTATCGTGACATACGTGCAACCATTGCTACCCCAGGCGAAAAGGTGCAGAACATCATTGATGCTATCAATCATGAAATCAATACCAAAGCCAGTCCATTCTTTTTAGAAAACTACGAACAGGAATTGATCTACGAAGTGCCAGAGAATATACGCAAGGTTCGTGTTATGTATATTCCTGACACAGTTCGCAGTGAAATTGAGGCACGTATTGCACTACGCACTAACTGGAAATATCCTACACTGGAAATTGGTTGTCGCGATGGCGAATGGACCAAGACTCTAGTTGCAGGTGATCCTTTATATCTAACTGATGTACACCAAGAGTTTTTGGATAGTGCCGTTCGTGACTATCCAGTAGAGTATCAACGTAGGACCCGTCCTTATCTTATTAAGAATGGAGACTATAGCATACTGCCACAGAAGCAGTTTGGTTTTGTATTCTCTTGGAACTACTACAATTATCTAACGGTGGACTCAATTAAAGCAGCACTTAAACAAGTCTACAATCTACTGCGCCCAGGCGGTGTGTTTATGTTTAGTTACAATAACGGAGACTTGCCAGCAGGCGCTGCCTATGCAGAAAGTTACTTTATGAGCTATGTGCCCAAGAGTCTACTTATCCCTGCATGTCAACAGGCTGGGTTTGAAGTTGTTGTATCACGAGACTTTGAACCTGCTGTGAGTTGGGTTGAGTTACAAAAGCCCGGCGATTTATCTACTGTTAAGGCACACCAAGCACTTGGCATTATTAAAGAAATTGAATAAAATTTATTTGACAGACCTAAATACAATCATCTACAATCAACACATAGGAGAATTACATGCAAGATTATTTAAAAGACCTGGTACAACATACATTAAGTCTAGGCAATATTGATACAGTTAAGATTACCGGCGACACAAACGAAACACGTATCGCGGCAATTGCCGAAGACAAAAGCGTTGTAGTAGACGCACGTTTCAAGAACCCGGTACCAGAGTTCATGGGTGTATTTGGTATGCCAAACTTGGGTAAGTTAAACACTATCCTTAACATTCCAGAATACAAAGAAGATGCACAGTTAAGCATCCAAAGTCGTCAAAATGCAGCAGGCGAAACAGTCCCAGGTGGTATCCACTTTGAGAACAAAGCTGGTGACTTTAAGAACGACTATCGCTTCATGGACAAGAACGTTGTTGACGCAATGATTAAAAATCAATCTATGCGTAATGTTAAATGGAATGTGGACTTTGCTCCAACAAACCAAAGCATCCAACGTATGCGTTTCATGGCAAGTGCAAACAGCGAAGAAACAACATTTACTGCCAAGACTGATAACGGCAATTTGGTATTTTACTTTGGTGACTTTAGCAGCCACGCAGGTAACTTTGTATTCCAAAGCGGCGTACAGGGCACCTTGTCTCGCAGTTGGAGTTGGCCAGTGGCAGCGGTAATTTCTATCCTGGGCTTGAGTGGCGATAAGACATTTAAGATCAGCGACGAAGGTGCCGCAATGATTACTGTTGACAGCGGTATCGCAGTATACAACTACATCTTGCCAGCACAAACCAAGTAATGCTTGAGCATTTGATTCCTAGAGGATACACCCCAGGTAGTGGCATAATGTCACCGGAGGGTGTATTCTGTTTGCATGTTCCTAAAAATGCAAGCACGTTCATGACTAACCTACTGGCGCATAACGGCTGGAGTCATAGTAATATCAATAACCCTGCTATCAAACAACAGATAGTAGTCATGCGTGATCCAGTAGAACGTTGGATCAGTGGCTTTGCTACCTATGCTGCCAGTTGGGTGTTAGGTCCTAGTTATGGCAGTGACAATTTCCACACTGACTTTAACGACTTGGCTGAACGATTGATTTTTGATCAAGTAGTATTTGACGATCACACTACTGCTCAAGTAAAATTCTTAGAACAATTAAATCCTGCGATTCCAACTACTTACTTTGCACTCAATCACGATCTAGTACAGAATCTAAGAACTTTTTTAGCACGTGACTTAGAGTGGAACGATACGCTAAACTCTAACGCTACTGAAAATAATTACGATACCAGACAGATAGCTAGGAAGATGGAATTCGTACTAGGACAGAATCCAGGATACCGTGCTAAAATCATTGACCGTTACCGTCAAGATTACGACTTTATAAAAAATATAACTTTTT